ACAGGCCCATCATTACGCCGTCTTTTCTAGCCGTGTAAATCCTGAGCGCGTTGACGTTATCAAGTCGTGCGTAACCTTCCCAATCAGGATTCATCTTGATGATGTCTTTGTTCAAAGCTATTTCTTGCCAGTGCTGTTGAAGCAAAGGCTCAATCTCTCGCCTGACTTTTGCTAAGTTTTCTAGTGCAAACTCCATACGTTTACCCTCAATCCCGATGCGTATTACTACCGTCTTCGTCAATATCGCCGCCTCTAGTGCCGGTGCCACTAGTCCCTGACACACCACTGCGTCCCCACACAATCTCCTTCTCAGCCATCTCTGCAACAAACTCTAAGCCCTTGTCACTAGGGAAGTCGATTAGTTGATCCTCTGCGGTGTATCTTCTGACGCGAGTTCGCTCAAATTCAATCAAACGATTTTCTACGGCTATCTGTATTGTGGCAGTTTCCGATGAGTCATTAATAACCATCGTATCCATGAAGCCACTAAACACGTTCACGGGCGTGCTTATGACGCCGTTGCTAGAATCCATAGCGCCAAGCAATACAGTTAGCTCACGGCCTTGGTAGTCCTCGTCACGCGCTTTAGCTAATAACGGGTCAGTAATTCCTGACAGGGTGACTGTGATGCCGTTGGCTTGTAGTTCTGACGTCTCTGCTATTTGCCCGATGTTGAGCAATGTACCAGCACCAACATAATCGACACTGCTAACCGTAAGATTGCCCACGCCGTTCCATAGATTCAGATTGCCGGAGTCGAAAGCACACTGAACTAGAATAATTGGTCGTACTAAATCGGCGGTAACTGCCGACTGCATCGCTGATGTCAGTGATCTGCTCATATAGCCTCAACGCAAGCAAAAGTGAAACCGTACAAACTAGCCTCGTTGATGCTCCATCCAATGTCATTGCTTGCTAGTCGCCATGTGCCTTTAGGCAGTGTGAAGTCCATAGGAGTCGATGAGCTAATGGCTGATCGAAGTGGTGGCATTATATCAATTGAACTGCCCGAAATGTCGGTCACGATGTATAGCGCACTGCCTGTTTCAAAGTAATCACCAGCGACCACGCCTGACGTCGAACCGGTGACAGTCGTAGCGCCTGCTGTACCGCTCGTGATTGCGCCTGTGGCGGTCGTATTGTGTATGGGGTTGCCCATCGTAAAGGTGCCAGCCTGACCGCGTAGAGCGGCAAAGAAAGCCTCTACCTGCTTTGCATCAGAACGCTTCAATGGTGGCAGTTGAACCTCTGCTTCCCATCTCACACCTTGATGCTGATAAGTCTGCTGGTCATAGGTGAACGGTGACTGACTGACAGCCGTTGCTGACCTGAGCCGCATCGTCATCGCAGTAAAGCCTACATTTGGAAACGCCGCCATTATGCACCTACCATTGCTTTGCTGAAGCCACCGCCTCTCATTCTAGCATCAGCTACAGCAGACTTAGCCGCGTTACTGATCTGAGGCAGTAGGTTTGCTATTTCTGCACGTACGGTTTGCTGTACGCCTGTGGTCACGTTGATGTTCTGCACTACAGTTACGCCACCGCCACCTAATTTATTATTAGGAACAATCGAGCCGTTGCCCGAAGGAATCATTAGCTCCGGTCCACGCTCACCGACTAGATAAGGTCTACCACCTGCGACCGCGCCACCCATTGCCTTTTCACCGCTCAATGGTACTGCTTGGTTGTATGCCTGAAAAACGCCGTTTTGTTTACTCAAACCACCCATGCCTGAAGTAATCGCGCCGAATGCCGCGTCAACAATGTACTTCTGAACCAGCATTTTTATTAAGCTATCGACAACGCTTTTAGCCATATTTCGCATTGCATCTGCAAAATTCTTAGCGCCGGTGATTGCGCCAGTAAAGGCGTCACCTAACCCTGTGATTGCCTGATCGCCCAGCTTCTCAAGTTCTGGTATCAGATCGCCCGCCATCTCTCTAGTGTTTTTTAAGTTAGCGATGAATGTCTCAAAAGCAGTCGGCAAAAATGTGTCTACGCTAGTTCCTAACCCACTAACACTTTCTGCGGTAGTACCAATCTTATTTTGAAGCGCCTCTAACTGAGCAACAATCCCCTTCTCATCAAAAGCTGTAAATAGTCCTAAATCGCCGCTTTCTTGGCGCACTCGTTGCATTTCTTTTAAAACTGCAAGCTCTTCCGTTAGGCGAGCTATATTCGCAGGCGCCATTTTTTTGGCACGTCCTATGCCCTCTTCTTGAGCTTTGTTGTATTTCTTTAAATTCTTTTCGACGTCATGAATTCTAACGGCTAACTCAGAAGCTGACTTTTGATCATCGGGCGTAAATAAACCAGTTAATCGAGCTTTTGTTAATATCAATTCGTTAGCAAATCCACTAACCGCTTCAGATATTTTTGCGAATCCCTTGATGGCAGTAATCATTCCATCTATTAAAAAAATCGCTAATGTGTCTGCGAATTTTTTAACACTTTCCTCGGTCTTCCCAAATCTTGCTTGTACTTCTTCGGTCATCAATTGAGCAAGTGCTGATATTGCAGGCGCTAAGGAAGCCACTACTTGCTTAACTACTCCACCAAATAAAGACTGCATTCGGAATAGCGCGTCGTTAGCGTCCTCAACACCCTTGGCCGCATTCGATGACATCACCACGCCTAGTGACCTAGCTTCCCCGAGTAAGTCAGTAAGGCCATCACGCCCTAATCCGAGAGTGTTGACTAGCGCGGCACCTTCAGAGTCGAATAGCTTAAAGGCTATTTTTAGCGGGTTTACACCTCTAGTTTTTGCTTCTTCAAACGCATCGGCCAAAGTCAGCATTTGCTGATCTAAAGGCATTTTGGTCAGCTTTCTGGCGTCAATACGAAGCTCACGTAATGCACCTTTTGCCTCGCCTGTTCCGACTGCGGCTTCTGCCGTTCTACGTGTAAACCTCTGTAGCGCCATATTCATGGTGTTTATTTCTACACCAGTAATGCCTCCAGCATACTGCAAAGCACTCAACGCTTCTGTGGTTGTGCCTATTTTTTGAGCGGTTTTACTTAGTGTGTCTGTGGCCTTCAGCGAGTTAGCAATCAACAAGCCCATACCGCCAGCACCGACTGCGGCAACTAAGGCGGTTTTAAAGTTAAAAAAGATTTTAGATAGGCCAGCGAACGCGCGCTTGATTCCGCGCAAGGCTTTCTGCGTCTGGTCAAACGCCTTGATGATAATGCTTACGGATTCAGTCGCCATCTTTAGACTCGCTCGTTATCTTGAAGTAAGCAAGCCACTCTTGAAACTCATTGACTGATATCTGCTCGACTTCTTCGATAGTCTTATGTAACCGATCAGCCAAGGCGATGAGATTCATCCGAGACTGATCGGCCTTCAGTTTTTTTCGACGTCCTCAAATGGGTCGATAGTGCTAAACATCTCGTTAGCAATACCAGACACCACCGTCGTTTCTTCACCCATCAAGTCAATCTTGTCTTCGCCAGAAGTAAACAGCTTTTCGCCATCCTTGCCCTCTGCCTTCATAACAATCAAATCGACCATTGCCGCAATGCTAGGGTTCTGCATTACCTGTGGATGTCGCTTCTGTAGCTCATTAAGGTCATAACAAGTCAGTGGGCGGCAATACAGGACAAACGCCCCGTCATCATCAGCCCACTCTGCGACCTCAATCTTACGGCGTGACTGCTTTCGTCGCGCTCGCAACTCTTTAGCCAGACCCATTAGTTAGACGCTTCTGTGATTGCGCCTGATACTTGTACAGAGAATGACGCCTCGACTAACCCGTCATAAGACGCAGAGATAGTCTTTGCGGTCACGATGCCAGCGCCGCCGTAATACTTCTCGCCAGTACCTGTTCCAGTTGGGTGTATTTCCCAATCAATAGCGGCACCAGAATCAAGCACTAACTGCTGTGCGTCTGCGTCATCCCAAAGCGCGTCAATAGTCAGAGTCGCGTCCTTGAGGCTAGAAAGGTAAGACTTAACAGAGTCACCCATTACGGTGTCCTCAATAGTGTCTGCTACTTCGTCAATGCTGTACGAGCGTACTTCGCCGACAACTGCTTCTGATCCACCTGATGCCGCAACCTTAACTGATCCTGTTGAGCCTTTATGTGTAGCCATTTTGTTTCTCCCTTACGCGTCACCGCGTGTGTATGTATAAAGAATTTGAACGGTGACAATGACGCCGCCTACTGGGTCTATTGTACCATCATCCACCTCAACGCTAATAACTTGCGTATCAATAGCGTGACCGCCACGCGTCCTATCCTCGTCGAGCTTTTCGTCGATAGCCTCTACAATCTGATTGCGGGCTGTGTCGATGTTCTTGTGCTTCACAAAGCAAATCAATTCGTAGTCGATGGTGGCCTGTCTGCTCGACATACTGCCGCCGATGCTGGCGTCTTCGCGTGATTCGTTCGCGGTCCTAACTAAGATCGCGGGGTACTGAGCGTTTGACAGCTTGTCGAAGTCAAATGGCTCACGTGTCACCTTCTTGACGTTAGGCGTAGAGATGCCTTGCAGTGACGTCACAATGTTTGAGGCTATGCTTTCTCTGACACTCATATCTTCAGCCCCTTGAAGTACACATCACG